AAAGCAGGAGCCCAGCCCCCAATAACTTCTGGGTTTCCTTGGCGAAAACGAATTTTGTCGCACTCATACCAACCACCCTCAGTGGTATAGCGCGTGTTCTCTTTATTCACGCCCGGCTTGAACAGGATTTTTTGTAATGGCATGGCTTATTTTCCCATTAATTAGGAACCGCATCAAGCATACAGCCGAGTGCCTTGTTTGTCGATAATTAACGCTTGTTTTTTGGGCGCAGTTGTTGGGGTGTTGGGGATGCTCACATGCGTCCAGCGATCAAACTCGCGGATGACTTGGTCATACGACAAGCCAGCAGCAATAATAGTTTTGACAACCTCGTCAGGAGTCACGCCAGGAACCCGAATGTCAGCAGCACAGCCGATGCGATGCTGAGAAGTATCCTTTGAGCCCACAGCATCATTGACTTGCTTACTACGAAAAGCTGAATTAACCATAATTGGTCGTCCGCCCAAGGCAGTTTTGACCTCCTCAAGGAAGGCGGCAAGTCGTTTAATATTTTCAAGTTCAGCCTCATTTGGTTCATTGTCAAACTGGCGATGGTCAGTGTGGGTCAACTCTTCAAGAGTAAAGTGTTCTGTCAAGTTCATTTCTTTATCCTATCGGCAATCTTTTCCATAGTGCGGCCACCAAAATAAAAACTCATAACTAACATGCCCCACTGACCTAGTAGTTCTACGTATGCGCCACGAGTTTCATACTCAAAGATAGACGCAACAGCAAAACCGCTATAGGCAGCCAACAAGAAGATTAATGTCATTGGGCGGATGTTTTTAGATAGCCATGAGTCACTGGACATGTCTGCTTCAACGCGGCGAGTAACGTTCTCTTGCTCAACCTCATAGAGTTTAGTCTCATTAGCCATCTTAGCTAATTCACCGTCTTGGGCCATCTTAGCCAGTTCAAGCTGCGCTTTGGCCTTAGCCTCTGGGTCAGGAATTAATTTATCGATGAGTTTGCCACCAACCTGTAGCAGTGCGTCTAATCCTAACATTTTGGATCCTTTGGTTTAGAGTCTTCATTCTGCATGAGTTTGATACCAGACAGGAACCCAATCATGCCGCCGATAAGAGTAGAAAAAGCGGGTGAAATCATTTTAAATATCTCGGCGTTGTCCACTTCCTTTGCCCATAGTCCTAACATAAAGGCTGTCACCATGGCCAGCACCGAGACACAAAGGGTGGTGCTTACCATCAACGTGACGTACAGCGTTAGCTTCTCTTTGGTGTCCCGTATCGGTTCTTGCGGTTTCTTGGTCATACGTATTTGTCAAAATGTTTTGTGTTGTTAAAGATTTCCAACTCAATCGTGTTTTGTCGCGCTCGTTTGTTGTACAACTCAATCTCAAGTGCGTCAACTGCTTTGTTTATCTTTTCGGCTTTTACAGCCTGTTTGTACTCAGCCTCCAGCCGTTCTGCTCTACGCTCCGAAGCTATTGCTCGGACATCGTATGGAGTGGGGAACACAAACGGATACCATTTGCGAAGCTGGATCATTTCTTTTCACGTTTAATCGCTTCTTCATAGCCACGCAAAATTAAAGATCGGGCTTCTGCCGAATCTGCTGTACCCGCCCACATAGGCAGGTTGTTCCAGATCACCACATAGTCTTCTGGCTTGCAATACTGTGCATTGTTCTTTAGCCACGCAACCATTTGCTGATGGCGCTCGGATGGGTTGTGAATTGTGTAGCCGATCCCATAGAACTCGCGCACATGGCAACCATTCTTGGCTACGGCTCCAACTAGCCCTAATAACAATAACAGAATGAGCCAACGCATTCATCACACCAAAGTCCATGCAATTATGTACGTGCCAAAGATAACAAAGGCCACAAGACAGGCTGCGGCAATGAATGCTTCAGCCCAGTCCCACATGGCTAGAACGTAACCCAGTTGACTGTTGCCTCATCCCATTCATAGTACACGTTACCGCCATTATTGACCGCATCAGTTGGCATTGCTAGTGGTGCATCCCAAGTCATTGTGTCTAAATTACCAACCCAAGACGGGTAAGGCTTACGGGCTTCATGTTCTGCGGTTCTAGCAGCGGTGTACTCTGCTTCAGTCAATACTTGCAATACACCAGCAATAGTTGTGTCGGCATCGTCATCACAAGTGCCATAGTACTTGGGTGCGCGAAGGTATGTGCCTGTAGAGTCTGTGCTGATAGGCCATGTTGACTCATCTTGCCATGTGATTTGCAAGCCCTTAACTGAAGGCATAGACGGCCCTGTACGCTGTGGCTCAACAGTGCAAGGGATGCGGGTGTTGTAGTCAACTTCTGTTACAACAATGTACATAATGGCTCTCCTAATTTAACAAATTTTGCAAGTTCTAAACGGCAACTTTCCGAATTGCCCGAACACGATCAAAATTGTTCTTAGCAGGACTGAACTGATTGCCGCTATTGAAGGACGCCATCCATGCGTTCAAAGCAGATTCCTCCGTACTAGACCAGTAATTGGACTGCGAGTACGCTTGTGCGCCTCCTACTTGGAAATCTGCTGATGAGCTTTGAGCAGGTGTACCAGAAGTGTAATTACTACCACGACTTGGAACGGCATTGGTGTTAGTGCCTGAAGATGTGTTATTTGGGTCTGCATTTGGTTTTAAATTGAAATAGCATATCTCTAGTTCGTTCTTAGCAGGCATATACCAGTCTGTAAAACCCCCAATTGATAAAGCTTCACAGAACTCAGCCGCTGGATGAGATGCATTATTCATTGCTGCGCTATTGGCAGCGCCATTGACAACTGAACTTGTGCCAGCAGTTGTTGTAGCTGTAGTTTTCCACTGCTTGTTTGTGGTTTGAGCGGTAGATACTGGGCCAACTACTAAATTGTAATCTGCAATACCGTTACCAGCGGTTGAGATTTGGCCTGCAAAGAAGCCACCGCCAAAAGCCTGACCAATAACAGGAGTTGTAGTAATACCGTTACTTGAACCGCTTGCTGCACTTGTACCGGCTGAATTGGTTGCTGTAACAGTAAATGTGTATGAAGTGCCACCACTTAATCCAGATACAGTAATTGTTCCAGAACCAGCCTGACTTAGTGTGCCTGTAATACCGCTAGGTGACGATGTCGCTGTGTATGTCGTAATCGTAGCGCCGCCGTTGCTTGCTGGCGCTGTGTAGGCAACCGTTGCTGTAGTAGTACCTGTAGATGTAGCTGTTCCAATTGTTGGTGCTCCGGGAACCACCGCCGCTACTGTCGCCGTTGTGTTGGAATTAGCCGTAACTCCAGATGGCGCAACTGAATTAGTAGCTCTTACTTGACAAAAGATACCAAACCCAACGTCCCCTGCAACCAACACATAAGTACTAGAAGTTGCGCCGCTAATTGACGTACTTGGACTTCTAAACCACTGATAAGTAAATGTTGGCGCTGGCGCTCCTGTCCACGTTCCATTTGTAGTCGTAAGCGTAGAGCCAAATGTGGCTGTACCTGTGACTGCTGGAGCTACAGTATTGACGGGCGCACTCCCGTAGGAGTTGCCCACAGAAGCCATCAATATACCTGTCATGTTACGTTCCCTGTGACAACACAAACAGTACCAGAGATAAACAACACGTTGCAAACGCCGCGTGTTGCCAACGAGATAGTAGCTTTGTCAGCGTCTGTGCCGCCAATATAAGCAGTGGTAATTGTCATAGTCAACGTGATTGCGCCAGAGGTGTTGTTAAAGATAACAACAGCATCACCAGCAGCAAAAGTAGCATTGGGTACCACAATTGATCCGCTAGCGCCAACTTCAATAAACTCACCAATATCGCCTAAAGCAAGGGTGTAGCTAGTTGTTTTAGCTGCGCCAGACTGAGGGATGTTGAGGTAGCCTAATGAGCCAGATGACGGCAATGTCAAACTTGTAGATGCGCCAACAGTAAATGTTGTTGGGAAACTACCTGAAATTGTCAGTGTGCTAGCGGCGTTGTTTGATACGCCTGTGCCACCATTTGCAGGACCTACTACGCCAGTTAAGGCAGACAGCAAGCTTGACGATACTTTTACGTAATCAGTGCCGTTGTAGTAGACAAAACACTTTTCACCGACGGCAATTGACACACCTGTTTGGCCGGCAGCTTTAAACGTTACTATGTTTGTAGCACCTGCGTGATCTACCATGTACAGCTTGCTGTAGCTGGGCCCTGTGATAACTTTAGCTACTGTTTGAGTGCCGGTAATACGAATCACCATGTACTGCGCTGTGGTAGTAGTTATTGAATTTCCTGACGAGTTACCTGTAGTGTTTGCCAAAGTAATAGCACCATCACCTGCAAAAGATAATGTGCCTGCAATAGCAATATCAAGGTAGTCAGTAATACCGTAGTTGACTGTATCGCCCCACGTACCAGAGAGTGTTCCCTGTGTGGGGGTGACTAAGCCTAAAAGAGTTGTCGTTGCTGGCATTTAAATGCTCCTAGTTTGTTGCGACTGCAACCCAGTTGGCAGTCTGTGTATTATCAATTACATCCCAGAATGGTTGTGCAGTCAACCCATCTGTACCTGTTGCTAACTCGTTAATAGACGCTACAAAAGCTGCTGCTGCTATCAAAGTTTCTGCACTTACTGCATTTTCAACAATTGTACTTTTAAATGCTACTTGTGCCGTAATTACATCTGACCCCGTAGCGGTTTCTGTAATTGCCGCATTAACTACAACTATCGCCGTTACTGCATCTGTTCCCGTCGCCGTTTCCTGCACATCACCAAAATATACAAGACTTCCAGCTATGTTATCTGTTCCGGTTGCTGTCTCTGCAACTGTAGCCGCGTACACAGGCACACTAGATACCGCATCCAATCCAGTAGCCGTTTCGGTTATCGTTGTAGCATAGTTAGGTGTAGATGTAATTCCATCGCTACCTGTAGCCGTCTCAGTAACCTGTGCCGCAAACGCTGCTACCGCTACAACATTGTCTGTTCCCGTTGCCGTTTCCGTTACCGCTACGCTAATCCCCAACGTAGACGTTACAACGTCTGAAGCAAGAGCTAACTCACCAACCCCACCCCAAGAGTTGTAACCCCAAGCGCTTTCGCCCCAGCCCGTGCCCGCTATTACCGCATCGTATACTTCACCGCCTACTACTGCATCTGTGCCCGTAGCAGTCTCAGTAATTATTGCATCTACAGCTATAACCGAAGAAATTACGTCTGTTCCTGTGCTTGCCTCTGTTACCGTTGTAGCATACAACGGCCCCCCTTCGGTAGCGTCTGTGCCTGTAGAGGTTTCCGTTATGTCTGAGGTAAATATCTTACCTGCCGCAATTACATCCGATCCAGTAGCTGTTTCACCTACTAAACCAGATGTGTCAAACTTTGCTACAACCGCGTCTGTGCTGGTAGAGGTTTCGTCGATGGTGCTGTCGTAGGCGACAAAGCCGCCCCAACCGCTGTCACCCCATGCGCCATCACCCCACCCGGCCATATTAAGCCGCCAAGCTGAATGTGTAAGTCACAGACAAAGTATCGCTGTTCACCACAGAACGGTCACCGGGTGAGCCAAAGTCAGCCGCAGAGAACAATGTTCCTGTTGTGCCGCCTTTAACACTGCCGCTTGTTAAAAACGCGCCACCTATGGTGGTGGTTCCATTGATGTTAAACACGGCTGGTGAAGCTGAGTTAGTCACTACAGATGGATTGGCTGTTGTAGCAGTTACAAAAGTAGCAGCTACGCGGGTTCCGTTGCTATAGTTTGTATCTTCTGTCCAACCAGCGTGAGAGGCCATTGTATCACCCGCCGCAGGCGTATTAGAAGCGCCAGCGCCGTACAACCCAAGGAAGAAAGATGTAATCTGAGTGACTGAAGTTAGAGCAGTCCCAGCCATGTAAGCTAGACCCGCGTTGACCACCAAGTTTTTAGACTCGGCTTGCCATTTAAAATTGCCATCTTTATCACGGCAAATTATGTTAAATACGCCGGTTGCTTGTGCAGCTTCTCCAGCTTTGGTGTTGCAAGTCAGACCACTAGAAACAGTGTCAGTGGCTTTGGTTTTTTCAATAGTCATGATGACTCCTTAGTTAGAACTACGAATAAGAGCCGCCGTAGCGGTATTTGCTGGCATGGTGATTGTAAATGTAACAGTAGATATTTTGTCAGATCCAAAGTCCAAAACGGCTATAGATTTGTTACCTTGGCTGGAGTTATAAATCAATGCGCCTCGAGCCGTAATAACTCCTGTCCATGAGATGTTAGGGAAACCCACAAAAGCTGTGTATCCAGAAGACGATACCGTGATGGGTGTTAACTGTGCCCCACCAGCAACGTAAGTGCCTGTATTAGGTACTTCGTTGGTTGCGCTGTACACAGTCGTGTCTTCGTTTAAATTTGCGCTGGCTGTGTACAAAGCAATCTTTATAACGTCAGTCGTCAAGTCATGTATGCCTTTATAAAGCTCTGCCTTAAAACTTGTGGTCTGGGTTTGAGCAATAGCCATTAGGTCACCGCCTGTCTAAATTGACCAGAACGGTAAGCATCTTGACGCTCCATACCATCACCCAAACGTTTAGCCAATGCAAGCGCTTCCATGAACTTCTGGTTGTACAACTGCATCATGTCGGTTTCACCCTTCATGTATGTGTAAGCTTCAACCAAAGATGCGTACAAAAGCACTGGATCAAAGTTATCGCCTAGCCAAGACGTACCGCCTGCGTTAGTCACAGAAGCAACAGGAACGGAAAAACCAGAACCTGTCCCACCAATATTGGCTGCGGCAGCAGACAGTGTATTTGCGACTCCATATTGCAGGCCACCATCTGTAATAGTTACGGCTGTTACTGCGCCGCCTGAAACAGTAATAGTAGCCAATGCCCCGCTTCCAGTACCGCCAGTCAAAGGCACATCAAAGTATGTACCCGCTGTGTATGCGCTACCGCCCGTAATAGTTCCTAATGTAGCCACAGGGCTTTGAACAATTGAAGGTGGGTAGAAGAAATAGTGCAGTTCCGCCCCGTATGCGGCATCTGGCGTTGGGCCAAGAATAAAAGTTAGCTCAGCCGGATTGTCTGAACGTGGGCCAAACAAAGCATAGTACCTAGGAAGCCCTGTGTCTGTGGGCTGTGGGTATGCTTGCCGGATAAAGTTAACGTCTTTGTTTAACAAGTACTCGTACTCACCACTGGCGCTAATAATGGCCAATGAATACACCGCTAAGAAATCCGTGGGGCACTGCAAATACTTGTTGTTTGTTGTAGTTGCGCCTGTCACATTACTGCGCAAAGACGGAAACTGTACCGAGTTGAATATACGCTCTTCAGCTTGCTGAACGAACACGGGGATATTAGCCACGAAATCTGCTTCCGTGTTCTCCGTGTACGCTTGGATAGCGTTGCTGAGTTGCGTGTAATTCATGCCATCGGACCTCTAGCAATCGTGCCTTTGGTTGCCGCGCCGTTACCACGGGTGACGATACCAGTTGTTTTAGCTTCTGGTGCTGACCTGCGGTTAATGCCTGCAACAGACATATTGACTGTAGACGCATCGCTTCGGTCAGGACGGGAATTAGAAGCGGCTTTAACAGGCTTGCCCGTCATAGTGTGTGGAGGCGCATAGACCGCCGCATCACCAACTTCTTTGCCCATTATTTTTTTGCTAAACGTAGCCATATCAAGCTCCTTTTTTGTACGTAAAGGAAGACTTTTTCTGGTTAGCTACTTTAGCCAAACCACGACCCAGAGATTTCATCTGTGCGTTAGTTTTGCCGCCTTTGGCTAATTTAGTCATAGGCTTGCCGGGATGCAGCTTTTTCTCGTGCTTATGTACAGCACCAGCCACCATTTTTTTATCCTGTTTCATATCATTCATTTTAAGCTCCTAAGATATTGTTACTGTACCAACATTTGTCGTTGCCACCAAGTAGTTTGGAGTCAATGCCACATCAAAATTACTAGCTCCGCCAACCGGATACCAGCCCCATTGAAACACCCTGCTACCGCCCTCTGGATAACCAAACCCATCAGGGGCTGTACTGTTAGTTAATATAATCTGCAATCCGCTAGTTCCCGACTGTGTATAGCTTACATCAGGACGCGGCTCTCGTACAGCTTGTGGATCATCTACGGGGTACATACCCAACTGCAGTTGAGGTTGATCAGGGTCCCAACACTCAGGACACACTTTTATGTTGAACAAGCGTGTCTTGATAATTTCTTTCTTCAGGTTTTTAAGCATGTACCGCTGACCACACCTATCGCACTCTGCAATACTATTTTTGCCTGAAGCGTATCTACTTGACATACATCACCTGTAGAACGACTGTCTTGGAACATAGCGATCAGGAGCCTTCTCGCGGTCTTCCTGCGACGCTAACGTCCACTGTTCTTCATAAGCCGCTTTAAGCATCACAATACGCTCCATAGGCACGTCAGCGCGCTTAGAACCAACATAATAGGCTAGACCAGCCACTACGCATGGAATCAGCCGGAATGGAATATCTTGCACGTTAACGCCGTTGCCAGCGTCTTGCATGCGGCGCATACGCCAGTAGACAAACACATACTGATCCCCAGGGGCATTGGGCGTAGGCCACACGTTTACACACGTGAGGTTATTAACCGTTACGGTAGCGCTAATTGCGTGAGATGCGGCAGTTGTATTAGTGCTGCCATTGTACTGACCACGATAGCAATTAAGTAGTTGATTACCGCTGACGTTAGCGTAGAAGATTGTTTCTGAATCAATTGTGATAAATCCTGTTGCGGGTAGGCTTGTAGTAGAACTAAGAGTAATAGTCGTGTCTGTTGCCGCTATCGTTGCTGCTACAGTTGCCGTAGACAAATAACTCTCATTAGACTGCCGGTTAATCCACATCTGAATAGGGCGACCTTGGGCCAGCTTGTTTGGTAGCGTTGACCACGTTGATTCAGAGATGCGGCTAATGTTGATATCGATCTGGTTGATCGTAGTCGCCTGTGTACGGATAACTTGATCCAACAGATCAATTGTAGTATTAGGCAAAGCATAGACGCCCTGCCCAGTGTTCATTACGAATTGGCCTTGCTCAATAGTCCATAAATTGATGCCACGGTTAGCCCATTCAATCGTAAGCATATTGAAAGACCGGCGTGCGGTACGAAACTCATAGCCAGTACGAACCTCAATACCCGCCCGCTCATACGCTTCTTCAACGATATCGTTAAAGTCTAGGTTAAATGCGGAGGTTCCTGAAGTGCTAGCCATTATCTAAATCCCGCCGTTTTCTTTGCGATTGTTTTGGGTTGGGCTACGAATTGTTTTCCGGCGGCTTTTCCTGCACGCTTGGCTTTGGTCGTCGCAGCGTACTCAGCAGAGCTGAGACTTTTAATCGCAGCGCTTGGAAGGTATCTTTCACCTGTGTCAGAAGATTTTTTACCACTTTTGGTTCTCCATTTTTGGTCGCCCCAATCCTTCAATGATTTTTGAGGAGCTTTCAATCTCGGTAACCCCCGCCAGCCGCCTTGTACTTCTTGGCAACTAGCTGAGCTTTACGTGCTGACCACTGACCTGCGCCAGTACCCTGCGTAGCTGCGGCTTTTACTTGAGACACAATCCTCTTGCGAAGACTAGGCTTTGTGTAATTGCCAGCAGCGTTTACCTTGCCACCCTTTTTGTACTGCGTAAAGTCAGTGTCATCCCGTCGGGCTTTCTCTACGCCTTTAGGCATTTTAGAAGGGTTAATATCGCCCATACCACGAGATGCCAACATGATTACACCATCTTTCCGCGTGTCTTACCTTTGGTACAGCAGCCATCAGCGCGCTTAGAAGCTGAGCCAACAGAGCCACCTTTAGCGTAACCACGCTGACCACGAACTGCGTCACGCGGGTCTTTCTTTTCGGGAGCATATTCGGTATTACGCAAAGACTTTGTATACGCGGCTTCAGTAGCCGTATTCATCTTGCGGTCAGCCATATCTTCCCGTGCTTGTTTTTCTGCTGGACTCATTTGAAGCTCCTAAATTAGCAAGTTTTGCCGCCGCTTTTCATGGTAATCATCTTGCCTTTGGTTTTACCCTTAGACTCAATGCCGCCACCTTTAGCCATGAAAATAGGCACTTTCTTGCCATCTTTCATTTTCATAGGCATGCCGCCTTTTTTCATACCCATCATGGAAGTATCAGCCATAGGAGTAGGCTTTTTCATGCCGTCTTTGGCAGTGCTCATACCGGGTTTCATTGTGGGCTTGCCCATTTTTGTAGTAGCCATGTGGCCTCCTGTAGAAAATTTTTTGCCTTTATCGGCATCGTTGAACTCTTTGCCCACGGACTGTGGGACGCCTGCTTTCTTAGCAAAAGATGGGTTATTAGCCACCGCTGCCATGAAATTGTGTTGTTTTTTACTCACTGACGGCATTATCTGCCTTCTTGCGATTAGTTAAATTACGGACAGTATCTGTCTCCCAGATACGAAGCCCAAGGTAAATGATCGTGAACAAAGAAGCCAAAGGCGGAAGCCACGTAACCATAACGCCAACAGTCGTTAAGACTGCTGCGCCGTCTGCAACTGCTTTAGCTGTGTCGTGTTGAGTCATGTTAACAATTCCACGCTCTAAGAGCTTTGTTGATTCTTGAATCTGGATCGTTGGCTGTCTTTGCACTCGTTAGCTTCTTTTTCATCCCACCCATCCGCGCACAGAACGAGTCTTTGCGAGAGCCGCCTTCCGGCTGGGGACGTTTCAAGTTCATACCTTGCGCTTTTGCGGAGGCTCGGCCTTTGGCGTTTAAACCGCCCTTCTCGGACTTGCCCTCTTTCCTCTGCCATGCTGGAGACTTAGCCATAATAAATCTGCGCTGCGTCAATTGCGCTCATGTAGGCATAAATTCCATTGACTGCCAACACGCCTTCACCGGGAATAACGGGGGCATTTTGGAATTCATCTGATGAATGAGTTTCGTAAGTCATTAACCAACGATTTGCGCCACTGACATAAAGCGCTGCTGGAGAACCTGTAATGTCTCCAGTATTAATGTCTACTAAAGTAAACGAGTTTGCATTTACTCTAGTAATTACATAGTTACCATCTGTGGCAGCGCCGCCTGAACCAGCAGCAAAGTGAATACCTACAACATCGCCAGTTGACAAGCCATGAGAATTTTTAGCTACAGTAACTAATGTGCCTACACGACCATAAGATACGCTTGAAGTTACTGGGGCTGTGGTTGTATCAAACAAAACCAAAGTTCCGCTGCCACCGTAAAAAGAAACACCTTTTACACGGTTGCGCCCAAGCACAAAAAAACCGCTTTGGTTTAAATGCCCTTGTTTGACATCATATTGCATCGTCATTTTTTTGCTCCGGTTTTGGTGCGTCTAACATGCGGGCTTTTAACTCCGCATTTTCTTTTGCCATCGCCGCTACGATTCCCATAGCGTGATCTCTTTGGCTTTCCAAAAGCCCAAGCATGGCTTGAACTTCTGGATCTTTATGAGTCAACATTAGGCAGCGCGAGTAACTAATTTCCAAGTTGGGCTGGTAATCAGCCCCGTCTGGATATAAAGGTTTGCACCGGTAATGTCAATATACATGGAGCCGGGGCCAGCAAAGTTGTCACCAGTACCACTTGCACCGCTAGTAGGAACACCCGCGTCAACCATGACCACGACATCATCTTCCATGCGAATGTTGGCTTTGGTATAAGGAATGACACCAGTAGGGCCACCACCATCAAGAACAGGGTCTTGCATCTTCAAGTCGATACCAAACTCAAATCCAGAACCGGGGGTAGTTTGAGCCATGGCAACACCAAAAGCTGCACGGGCAGTTGTCACGCCAGAATCACCCGCCATGAAAGCCATCACAGCAGCATCGCCAGACAAAGTGTTGGTGTTGATAATACCCATTACACCAGCCATCAAGCCGTTGTTAGAGTAAGTGCCAATTACCGCAAAGTTGCCAACAACGCCAGCCATGTGGTTAAAGGTGGTTGAAGGGACTGTTGCAAAAGGAGCGCCGGACTGAGTACGGCCAAACACTCCATAAGCCTCACCGGGCGTTGCAAACGCGCTAGAACCAAACCCTACAGTAGGTTCAACACGGGCATAAAAACCATAAGCACCGGTGCCTTGGTCAACTTCAATAACTTCACCAGTATTAATAGTTGTAGGGGTGAGTGGCTGTTGCGCAGCGGCGGTGCCGCCTTGATAACCAGCCCTGACTGGGCCCGAAAAAGAAGTACGTGCCATGATGGCTCCTTACATACAAGTTAAGTGCATCAATCAGTATGTTGTCTGCCGGGACAGTTTGATGCACCGGAAAGCCCGGATTAAAGTCAATATACAACAAAAGAAAAGGGGGCGCAAGCCCCCTTTTCATATATTTCCTAAAAAATATTAAGCGCCAGGTGAACCAAACATACCCAGAGGGTCTGAGAAGCCAAAAGAATAGCGCTCGCGTGATTTATAACGCACGTTGCCGGTGTCAAAATCACCGTCCATGCTGTTAGACAGCGGTGTACGGATGAAGTGCTTCATGCCGTTAGGCACGTCAGTGCATAAGAACCAAGCATTGGTATCAGTCAGGTAGTGGTTAATTGTGTAACCACCGGGGATTGATCCATTGTTCTTTAACGCATTGATGTCGTTGTCAGCAGTACCAACACGCAATTCAGTCTCAAGCAAACGAGTTGCCGTAAACTGCAATGCAGGTGGAACTACCAACTTACTAGGTTTAGAAGCAATCAGCAAACCACGCTCATCTGTCCAAGCAGCAATTTGAATAACAGAGTTTTCCAACGATGTTTCATTCAAATCAGCAGGGGTAGATGGAGTGTTACTGTTTACACCGCCAGAGATCAAGGGGTGCTGTGTAGAAAACAAAGCAACACCGTCACCACCAGCGTAAACACCGCCTGTGAAGCCGTTGTTTAAGATGGCAGCAGCTTTAACTTGCTTGGTGTAAGCCATAGCACGAGCCAGACCTTTGGTGTAACGAGCAGACAATGAGTCATACAAGTTATCTTCGATAGCTTCTTCAGTCAAGCTAAAGCCCAAAGCAATGGTTTCGTGGTTGTAACGAGCCGTAAACGCTTCTTGCGCATTGTCATAAGCGATGGCAGAACCCTCGTTTTTGACAGGAGCAGCAGAGAAACCTGACAGTTTTGTCTCTTCTTCAAAGCTACGCTCAGATGTCTCTGTTTCGTAGATCTCTTTATGCTCTTCGCCGTACTGTGCGTACTCTAAACCAAACAATGCGTTTAGACCGGGGAGCAGTTCTTTAAGTAATTGTGCGCGGGAAATAGCCATGATTTATGCTCCTTATACACCGAGTGCGTTGTTGTACTGATGCATAGTCGCATTGATCTTGACAATAACTTCAGGGAAGTTATCAGCAGCAGTTGCGGTGTCCCGAACTACATCAATGATACGAATAGGCAGCGTATTGGTTGTTGCAGTAGTAGCCAAAATAGCTACAGCAGAGTTACCTGTCGTGGTGCTACCTGCATTCTGTACCAACGTGGCGTTATTTCCGATGGCGGTAATGCCAACACCAGAAATAGTCGTTCCGCTAGACACAACAGCTACTTGAAACAACGTGTCAGGATCATCAGCGACCACAGCAAAAATCTGCGTGCCAGACTTGATAGACTGACTTGCTGGATAAAACTGTTGTTGCTGGACTTGACCAGTTGAACCATTGGTAAACTGAACACCTAAGAAAATACCGCAAGGCGTGGCAGTTGTTGTGCCGACGTCTTTTTCGATAGTTCCACCAGCTACACGTTGTACCAAGTCACCATAGAAAATGTTAGTAGCGTAGCCACTAGCAATTTGCATCAAACGGGTTGAACCCGCAAATACCTGTCCACCTATTAGGTTTACAGGCTTTAGACCGTAAGGGGCCGAGACTGTAGGGTATGCCATTTAAGACTCCTAAAAATTAAGTACCTTTACCAAAGCTGGTCGAAGATTTCCGCTCATTGAAGATTGGCATCCGCGCATCGCTTTGACGCATTAAATTATTATCTACAGCCTCTTCCTGTGCTCGTGTCATATCAGCAAAGTGTTTAACTCGCTGACCAACAAACTCAGTAGGAGTCTTACAGAGTAACAATCCGCCAATCTCAATGCTGTCTTTAAAACGGCTATTGGGATCAACTAGCAGTTGAAATTTAGGTTGCTCTTCTACATTTACCACCTCCCAACCTTCGCGCAATTTAGCGGAGAGGTTACGAGGATCAGCATTGTTCAAAGTAGAAACCCGAATCCATCTGTACGCGTAGCCCGGAGTCTTATCTGGCTCCGGTAGAAGTTCCGCCTGCTGCCACTGCTTGGGGCGCTCTTGGGTAGTTCTATTTGTAATCTCGCGTTGTAATCTGCTTTCAGCCATTTAGGCCTCCAATTTCATGAGTTCACGAGCATATTGCTCGTTGGTTAATCCAAATTTCTTTGCCAAGCCCACCTGCGTCTTAGAAAGAACTACTTTTTTAGGAGCAGTACTCCTCTTAGCTGGTGCGACCACCGTGCTTGGTTTTGTACGTTGAGGTTTATCTTCCTCTTCGTTGTAAGTAGCGCCAAATTCTTCTGGGAACCGACGTTGAACTTCTTTATCTATTGCTGCATAGTACTCATTCGTACCAATGTAGCCTCGACCATATTTAGCTTCTAAGTCCTCGTGGACACCTTCAGCATATCTGCGCATAGATCGTTTATTCTGGTCAACGAACCATGGGTTTTTTGACACCCATGACGCAACTTTCGGGTCCATTTGAGGGTTTTGAGGCCTCTGTAAATTGGTTTGTACATCATTTTGGTCATTTTGTACAGTGGGCCTGAAATTTTTTGCTTTATCTAATTTAAGCTGGGCACGGATCATTTCCTGCTGAGCTTCTAAAAGCTTGTCAGAATCACCCGAATCGTAGGCTTCTTTGTAGTTACGGCTAGCCTTATCAACCTCCATTTCAGCGGAGTTCTGATATGTAGAAATAAGTTCTTTTTCCCCCGTATGCAAGACAGATTTTAACTGGCGATTCTCATCAAGAATACGCTGGGCAACGGCTAAAGACTCTTGTTGCTCACGTATTGCAGCCTCTTTCTCTCTACGCTCGTCGTGCCAAGCCTTCTTGTACTGCTTAAATTTAAGCTTTACGTTATGAGAGTAGTCTTCAGAGTCGTCAGCCTTCTCTAAGTCTTCTTTAATGGCCTCGGGAAGAGGTTCTACAAACCGATCTTCAGGGGGAGTATCGTCTTGTACATCTACTTTAATTTCAATGTCATCTCCCTCAATCGAAATATCAAGGGTATCTTCGGGTTTACCCTTATTTTCTTGCTCGTCGGGGAATTTATAGCTATCGCTAAATCTAGGCATGTGCGCTCCTTATTTGCGTTTTATGCCGCGTGGATCGTCAACAATACCTTCTACAGTATCGTCGTTGATGATGCGGAACTCTCTACCGTGGATGACTAATCGTGAGCCAGCGTAGGGCCGGACCAAGACAAAGTCGCCTTGTTTACACCAAGGTCCCGTCGGGAACTTTGTTGTATCTTTGTAACAGTCTGGGCCAAGCTCAACTACAAACAAGACCGTTGTGAGGGTCTCTTCGTTGCGCATGGTTTCGTCTGCTTTTATCAAACCAATCTCGCTGTCTTCAAACTGCTTCTCCGCTTCCGGAATTGCACAAAGAATGCGATAGCCTGTTGGCTTTGGTAGTTGTTTTGCTTTCTCTTCCGCTTTTTTGTGCATCAGTGCTGATAAATCAACAACTTTGCTCAAGTCCAGCGTAGGTAAATCACTCATCCGAGTTCTCCATGTTTTTTGTCAAGTCTGCGATGTTTCTGCGAGCTGTGAGTAGACCTGTGATAACCCCACATTTATTGCAGTACTCCTCGTAAGACTTAGCAGATTTGGCTCCTAAGTCTTCCTCGATTTGTTTGATGCTTGCATCAATTTGCTTGACCAAAAGGTCTAAGGCTTGTTTAGTTTGGTACATCAGTCACCTCCCTTTGGTTTCTGCTGTTTTGATCTGCTCTCTGTTTGCAGCCGAGCAATCTCCCTCTGATTAGCCAGCATCGTTTGATGCTTTTGTAAATCCATACCGGTTGTAAAGCCAGCTTGTTCATGCGCGTGATCACGTTGCTGTTTATCAGCTTGCGCCTTCATCGCAATCTTCACACCTTCAGTCTCCTGCTGTGCATTGATCCGCTCACGCTCAATCTGTAGTTGAGCCTGCTTGAGCATGACATCTGCCTGATCTTTAGCCGCCTTGCGTTGCTGCTCTTGGGCTTTAAGCTGAAGTTCTTGCTGCTGCAACTGAATGAGCGGATCTTCCTGCATCTGCTTGTTCTTCTGCTGTTGAGCTTGTTGCTGACTCTGCTGTAGAAGCTGTTGCGCAGCTTGTGCCGCCATTTGAGATATCTGAACTTCCATCTCTGGAGACATATCAACTTCATCCGCATCTTCGTTGAATGGAGGTAGCGTTTGACCCATGGCTTGCTCAATCTGCTTACGCATCTCCATACCCAAATGTTCGGCAACGTGCGCCGAACCCACAGCCATAAGCTGCTGCGCCAATTGAGGACTCTGACCTAACATCTGTTGGATACGAGGATCTTGAGCCATGGCCATGTGAACCGCGATGTGAGCTTTATGGTCTTGATACAGGAACGCTTTAACAGGCTTGTTGTTGAGCATGTTTTGGTTCTCTGTGACAGGGTCACGAGGCTTCATATCATCTTGCATTGGCACAAGTTTCTGATAGTTCTTGATGCCAAGCACATCTAACATCTGACGGTGCAAGAGAGGCAGGTCATACAACTGAGGAGCTGTCTGCGCAAGCTGCAGCGCCGCCTGATACTGAACAACTTTCTGAGCCATCGTTGCCGCGTTAGGATCACTTACTGGGATGACATCAACCATGTCATAGTCAGACTGCTTAGCCCTACGTTCGCCTTCAATTGGCTCGTAGCTATAGTCTGCTGGCGTGTAGTCACGGATGATTATTTTTAAGAGCTTAAACTCTTGTTTCATCGAGTAGTGAATGCGCGCCTGAACAGCCGACATTGTCTTGAGTTGCCTCTCAAGAATGGCCAGTGTTGTGCCTACGGGAGCTTGCGCCGACATATCTGATGTCTGCAACTCAACCGCGCCCGCAAACTTGCGGCCCTCTTCTATGATTTGATTTAACAGAGCTAACAGAACTTGGCTCGGCTCTTTGTACGGCAAGGGCATGATGTTGTCACGCATCGTGCCGCTAGGAACGTCTACATCACGGAACTCGCCGGGGGATATTGGGGTGTCATCACCTTTGGTGCGAAGTCCTCTAGTCTTAAAACCACCGGGGAGGTTTGATAGAGTTCCAGCATCAACCAACTGACGAAGAATAGAAGTACCAGATTTAGCAAAAGCACCAATAAGGTGGACAAGGCCAAAATTATAAAAACCGAACCCGGGAATATAACCGTAGTGGACGAAGTGCGTGCGTTTCTGACAGAGTTTGTCGTCTGGTTCCCAGTTGCGCCGGATCGCAAGGATGTTTGTTGTACCCTTCTCAATCGTGACGATGTATGGGAGCGCAATACCCGTCTCTTCGCCGCTGTCTTCGTCTTTATGCTCATAGCCTTTGAGGTCTAGATCGACCTGCATCTCCAAGAGTTTAAATCGGTCATCCTCTGTTGCGCGAAAGCCCATCTTCTCTGCAATGCGCTTCTCTACTTCGTCCATTGTCTGAGTTGGTTCACCCAAGTCAATGTCACGGTAGAAACCTTCATGCTGTAGTCGTTTCAGATCATTCTTATTTTTGCGCATGACGTGCGTAATACGTTCTGCATCAGCAAGGCTTGATGCGCCGTATGGCACGAGAACATCTTCTGCTGGCGCATACATAGATACCTGACGACCAAGGGCTGGGTCGTAGTACACCTTCTTAAACGCGTTACCAGCAAGGCCCAAGCCCCAGAGCATGCGCTCATGCTCGGGTCTGTATTCTTTCATCACGTCAGTAAGCTGATAGTTCATGTCTTCTTGAACTCGCTCCGCCGCTTCTTTCTTTTCTACAGTCTCTTTGCCAATGATCTTAGTTTTGACAGGTCCCATTGCAGGGAATGTCTCCATCATGGTCTCAGCTTGGAACTTTACTACAGCTTCGGTTAAAAGTGGGTGATACACACCGCAAGCGCCTGCCCACGGCTCTGATCTTTCTTCCATTTTTAAACCAAGTAGCTCAAGACCATCAACATAGGTCTGTACCCAGTCTTTGCGAGAAGACACGTCAGTCTCAAAATCACCAATCAACTCACTGGCAAGTGAGGCAAGAACATCATCAGGGATATCTTCAGCTAAGTTTTTACTAAACTCATCATCGCCTTCTTCTGGTTCAATCTCAATCTCTATATCCCCTGTCTTGATGCGTACTGACTCAGGGTCTTCAATCTCAATTTCAATTGGCTCTTCTTCCCCCAACTGATCCAGTCCTTTAGGAGCCTCGTACAGAGCCTTGTCTATATTTGTTGCCATGATCTATCCTTAGTAGTACGCAGCTTTCTTGCGATACGATTTTAAAAAATTATCTTCCGGCTCATCTGTCGGAAGTCGTAAAAACCCACCCTGCCGGAATCTTAACAGTGCAAGGGTTGTAGAGTCCACCAAGTCGTCATTAGTGCCGGCTGGAAAGTCGTTGCACTCTTCTATGACTTCCTTAGCCCACCTGCGGTCGGGAGCAAACACAATACCTGACGCAAACAAGTCAGACACTGCGTTCACACGCGCTATTTTGTCCTGTCCTTTGCCCGGCGTAAACTCCCCTACAGGCACGCCCATGCGCCTAAACTCTTGATAAAGCGCCGATCCGTTAGATTTCTTCTCCACCATGAACGCGTCTGGCTCCCACTCTCTATATTCTTCAAGCACCAGCTTTTTAAGCTCTGGGTACTCCATCCTTTTCTTAATGGCATTGAGCAAGATGATAGAAAAGTTCTGTGTTTCCTCGTTATAGAACACACCCCATGTTGTCAGTGCGTTGTAGTCAGCCCTATTGTTAGCTTCTTGTGCAGCATCAAGCGACATAATGATAAATTCGCACTCGGGAGGGTCATCTTTCTCCCAAATTTTCCACCATTCTCTCTTAATTAGCGCCCCTTCTTCAGAAGTGGGCTGCTGCATGTACTGTGCATTCCAATAACGAACGTCTAAAGCCGCTTTTTTAGCCAATAACTCGTCAACATCCCAAAATTCTGGCCAAAGTGCCGTGCCATCATCCTTAATAGCAGGAAATTCAATTACTTCCCACGGATCAACGTCTTCATTTCGTTCAGTTTGCCGAACAATCATGCCTGTCAGGTCTAATTTAGACCAACGAGTCATCACTATGACAATAGCGCCACCTGGCATAAGACGCTGAAGAGGACCAGATTGAAACCACTCCCAAGCAGGAAGAAAAACATCAGGTCTACCCGTTTTGGCCTCTTGTTCAGAGTGTGGATCGTCAATAATGAAAAGGTCAGCACCCCTACCAGCAAGAGCACCCCCAACACCAATAGCAAAATATTCGCCATTAAAGTTAGTCCCCCATCTTGATGCAGATTTAGAGTCCGACTGAAGTTCTACTTGCGGAAATATGCCCTTATAAGCTTCCGATCCAACGAGGTTACGCACGCGACGGCCAAAGTTAACAGCCAGATCCGCCGTGTGAGATCCCATGATAATCTTTTTCTGTGGATACTTACCCAAGAACCACGCGGGTGCGAGATAGGATATGAGTTCAGATTTACCATGTCGCGGAGCGATGTTAACAATAACTCGTTTTTTCTTACCGGCAGCAATATCTTCAAAAATTTGAATAAGCTTGAGATGGTGCGGTCCCACTTTATAACCTGGATAGACGTGGTTGATAAAATCAAGAAAACTCTCCTTACCCAAACTCTGGGTCATCTGTGCATCATAAGTTTTTAACAACTCAAGAGTACGCCTTTTCTTTTTGTCAGGCATGCCCGGCAATGCTTGTCGCAGCTTAAATAATGCTTCAGGCGTCAGAGTTTGATTCATGCTTTAATACTTCGCGTGCTTCAACATCAATAACCTTACCTTCAAGGCTTTGTAAGGTCTCTAAAAGTTCTTTTTCTACCTCTTCGGCAGACATAATTTTGTGTGTAACTTCTGATCGTTTCTTGAACGCGTCTACACCATCTACTTCACCTAATTTAGACAGTGCTGCAACCCTTACTTTTGGGTCTCGTGCGTTCTCTACTTCCGCAACCAACTTATTAACTACGTACATTTTTAGATCGGACAACTCGTCTACGATTGATACGTTCATCTGCGCAACCATACCTGCTAGAAACGCTAAAGTTTCGTTTGGGTAGTTAGCAAATTCTGGTCTATGAGTAGGATCAGCCGCCATCTTACGAGCTAACTCTGTAGCTTGTGTGGCGTTATCTTTGGTAGGGGATATCTGCTGACCCGTAAGGTCAGACATTAGTTTGATGACATTGGCTCGCATCTGCAGTTCTTCAGCAGGCGACAACTCAGGGAACGCCTCTTTAGCGTTCTGTGGCAGAGGAATGTTTTCCTCAATGTGCGGTACTAATTCATCCATGTCAGCGAAGACTCCTTCGGCAGTTTGCGCAAATGTAACACATAAATATATCTTTGTGCAAGGGGAGGTTAGGAATCCTACCGGGGGGGTGTCCAAGAAGTCCAAGACATGACGGTCGTGTGTAATTTGGACAGGGGGTGGGGTACTTTAGATGGGGATCGAAATCGGCGATAAGTACCCGCCAAGATGTACCTTGATGGCTGGCAAGCTAATGGCTATGCGGGTTTCACGAATTACACACGACCGGTGATCCGAGTTTTACTATACATAAAATATATTTTTGGATTGACCGGGGTGCGTAATTGGAGGGGGTGGTTGGACAGGTTGGACGGGATGTTTGTTGTTTTGGGGTAATTGTTTGCGTGGTGCCCCTGTGTAATTCAGATGGAAATTTGAAAAAATGTGGAGTTATTTGTGCGTGTTAGGGGGTATGGGGTATGCGGGGGGACCCATTGCAGGGCTTGGGGGGTGGGGGGATGGGGGGTGTCCCCGTCCAAACTTTACTTATGCCCCCCTTCTACGCTAATCTATACCCAATGCATCACACAGCGGATGCAGATTCTCTTGAAAGGAGACTGACATGTACACAGTAAATGTACGTTGGGGTGAGCTTACAAAGACTCACAAGGCTTGGACACTTAGCAGTGCCAAGGCATGGATGTACACATACCCTAACAAGGATGTGTTCGCAAAGGTGACCAACCTGTTTGGTCGGACAGTTGCAGTGCGGTACAAACGCTAAGCAACAAGGGGGATGGTGACAGCATCCCCCATCTTAAGGAGATGGTATGTACTTAGGTCTAGCTTTGGTGGTCAACACGATCATCTTCGCCCTGTCGTTATCCATGTTGATACCACAAGGTATGTGGCTTGGGTTGATAGGTTTGGTAATCAGTACGATATTGATTACATTGATCTTGCCTGAGATCAAACACAAGGACGACTGATGAGGCTTTAGTAGCCGAAACCGCAGGGATGCGGTCTCGTTCATTAACAAGGAGAATAGCATGAGAGATTATGACGCGGGTTATTTGGGGTGGGATGTTCAAGTCACTTTAGATGAGTGCAAGTCAGACAATGTACCTTGCAAGTACATAGGCATTGGTCATGTAGATGCTGATGACTACAAGTCAAATTACTACCCAATGTATGAAATCGAATTAGAAGGTTTTATTATCACAGACCTGACTAACAACGAGATCCGTATTCGTTGCAAAGAGTCAGGTGAGGCAGGTGTATTTGATCGTGATGCCTATTGGACTAGAGGCGGTCAATCCCTTGCTGAGTTCTACGCAAAGAACTTCTAAGAACAACTGATGAGGCTTTAGTAGCCGAAACCGCAGGGATGCGGTCTTGTTCATTAACTAAGGAGATAGCATGAGCTATGAGATAGCGTACGCTGACATCGGGTCAGCAGAAACAAAGCAAAAGGCTTTGTTGGACATCAAAGACTACTGGGGTGCAAAGCACTACAAAAAAGTCACTAAGGCATTGGCTGATGATCATGGTAGATCTAGTAGACAGATGATCAACATCAGCCTGATGATGTGCGGTGTTCAAGGCTACCCAGCCGAGGTGTTGTTAGACACCTACTGGACACCACAGATGTTGTTGGACCTCTGATGACACGCGGCCAGATTAACCTCTGGCGCGCTCATGTTCAGCGTGCCACGTTCTGCGCAAAGCTTGATGGCTTTGAATACAGTAGGTTGCCTAGCAACTACTTCAGGAGATGACCAAGGGAGCTTCGGCTCCCTTTTCTTTTGCCCCCACTTTATCCCACATATGGTAATGGTGCGCGTGATACCAGTTATTTTCCGTCGCGCGTATGAGTGCGTGCGAGTAGGCAAGGGCGCTGAATAGGGACTCACTCCCCAGTGAAACTTTACTTAAGAGTCCCACTAGCGTAAGGTTATATCACTGGGTCAGCAATTCAGCCCCCAGTGTTTTCTCAAACCGTTCATTCTTATGGAGATTTGAACATGGCAAAATCAGCCGCAAAAGCCGTAGAATCCGCTACGCAAGTATCTTTCACTTCCCTGAAAGACTCAGCCTACCAACAAGCGGGAGCCGCTAAGACTCTTGAAGACGTAGCACGCTACGCTCTGACTCAGATCAAAGACTTCCCCAAAGAAGTCCCAACTGAAGCTAAAGACCAACTGTATGAAGGTTATCGCATGAAGTTCAATGCGCTTCAACCCGCTACCATGTATGCGGTTATCAATGACCACTACGTTCGTGCCACGCCTGAGCATATCAAGGCTGACAATGTAGAGAAAATTGAGATCGGTGTTCCGTATGCTTACAGTTACTCGGCTCAAGAGTTTGGTAAGTTGGCAAACACCAACCCCGCTCTCCACGCTCTTGTGAAGAGTATCAGAGAGAAGTGTTCTACTTATTGCTCGAATCGACTGGGCGACTTGAAAAGAGCCGCTACGAAGATTCTCAAAGAGGGTCAAGAGGGGCGAGCCAGAACCGCCAATAAAAACTTCGGTGAGTTTATCGAAGATTGGTTCAAAGAAGCCGCACCAACTAGGCTGATATCCGCTAAGAATCGGGGCGACAAAACCGCTGACGATAAACGATGGAATGAAGCTAAAGTCGCCTTTATGGTGAAATGGAAACACTCTGACGCTAAGTAATTAGCTGACCAACCCCGCAGATCGAAAGGTTTGCGGGGTTTTTTTTTCGCCCGTTATTTTGAAACCAGTTATTTTCTGTCGCGCGCGGGAGTGCGTGCGTGACCCGTAAAACCCTTAAATAGTACCCCACACCCCAGTGGAACTTTACTTAAGACCCCACATGTGTCAATATAAACCATCGTTTAGAAAACACCTAAACGATATTTCATTAACTTTATCGGAGGACATTATGTCTACCATTTCATCATTGAAGGATTTGGGCTATCAACAGGCAGGGACAGGGGACAGTTTAGACGCACAGGGCGAATATGCCTTGGCACACATTGCAGGGTTTCCAGAGGACATCCCAAGCGAAGCAAGGGAAATGCTTTACGATGGTTATCGCTTACGCCATGGCGAACGTCATCCTGCCAAGGTCTATGCCGTTGTTAACGATCACTATCTGCTAGCAACAGAGGAACAGATCAAAAACAAAAAAGTAGAAAAAATCGAAATTGGTGTGGCTTATGCCTTTGCCTATTCATCGCAGGAATTTGGCAAGCTCAAAAACACTAACCCAGCATTGCATGGCATCGTAAAGGTGATACGTGACGATGTGGCAGATTACTGTTCTAACCGATTAGGTGATCTTAAACGTGCCTGTAAACGCATCCTTGCAAAGCGTAACGGCACAACGACAACACGCACAACATTGTTTTTTGAGGAATCGATGAAAACAATTTTTGACGCACAGGCAAAATCTGTGAAAGTGAAAGAAGCAAAACGTGACGCCACAGCAAACAGCGCCAAGTATGCGCTTGCCGTAAAAGCGTTTTGGATGACATACAACAAATGATGTTGTGACCCAAGCCCCTGATCAGAAATGGTCAGGGGCTTTTTTTTGTCCGTGTTATTTGAAACCAGTTATTTTTCGACGCGCGCGAGAGGGCGCGCATGGCGGGACAAGGCTCTTATTTAGCATCCCACGCATGCGTGGTATTTGCTTTGCATCGCCTACCGTTTTCAGAACTGACAGGGCTAAAAATGTGGTTGCGTCATTTACCGTTTTCTTAACTGATAGCTTTGTAGTTTTGTTCTACTTTTCATAGAACATTGTACTGCGTAGTGTTTGAGAATAGAACAGAAAATCTGAGTATCCATGCGGGTTGCGAGCATTCTGTTCTAATGTTCTACGGTTTTGGCAGGATATGGGTGTTTTTGATAAAAACTGTGCGAGCAAGGTCTTCTCAGCCAATGCAGAAAAAATCATCAAAAAGAGGAGCATATATCCTTTTTCCTTAGAACATTAGAACATCTATATATTTATTATATAAATACTTAATAAAAACAACAAGTTAGCTCACTCAGACCCCCCCTTTTCCGTTCTATAAGCACAGTTTCAAAAGTAGAACAAGCTAGAACATTAGAACAAGATCCAGCGCCCTGTTCCCCTGCCTCCAACTGCCGTACAAAACTACTTTTTTTATTAAGAGCTTGACTCATATGTCAAGTTGTGGTATACTTGAGTTTGGGTCGGGAGGTAGATGGCAAGCGGCCCTAATCAGCATCCCACGCATCCGTGGGTTTTGTTTCAACCAATCGGTATCCTTTGCAGGAACCACAAGGAGATGGAAATGATAGTATCGTTTATGAGAGCATTACCTGTTGAGCAGGTAGAAAAGGCAACAGACTGGATGAAAGCTATGCCTCGTTCAGTCCGTAAGACTTTGCGTCTTACTAAGTCCCGTCAACCCAATGTCAATACCCACGATGGCGTGGATGACTATTTGGCAGTTGACTGCCGCATTGACACGTACCACACACAGAACCTTGAGTTCCTTGATCGTGAGTTCGGCTTCGATGAGTTCAACGACATCGACGATGAGCATGAGGGCTTGACGATCACTTCTGCTATGTCAGAGGTTGAGGCGTTTGAGTACCTCACAGGCTACGACATCATCTAATCACATTTGCAACTAAGCACCCACGGCAACGTGGGTCTTCAATCAGGAGATCATTATGGGAAAAGTAAAAGTTCAATACGCACCGCTCGACTTCGCACCTGAGCAGGAACAACAACAGGAGACAGCAAACCGCAACATGTTTCTGCTTCTGTGCAACGGCAAGCCCTTGGCGTTGTATGACCATCGGGACACTGCCGAGTACGAGATGCACATCTGCATCCAAGGCGACATGCACGAGGGATACGAGAACAAGTATCGCATCAAGACCATGGGCGTAGTCACCCACGCATACGAGGAGAACTAATCATGCACTGGAACTATCGCATCGTAAACACCAAGTCCGAGAATGGCGGTGAGGATTGGTACTGTCTGCAAGAAGTCTATTACAACGAGAAAGGCGAACCTTACGCGTATTGCAACGCTTGTACAGGTTCGGAGAGTATGGAGACTCTCAAGGATGTGTGGCACATGGTCAATGAGTCAATCACCTTGCCCCCATTGCAGGAAGAAGACTTTGTCAAGTACGAGGAGGATGAGGAATGACCCCCGAGGAGTTTCATTTTTCTTTGGAGAAAGACTATGTTCTGCGACAGGCGTATGAGGCGTTGGAGACCATGATCTACACCCTGAGTAGAGCCGAGGACACCATGCGTCAACGTGCCAAGTACGTTGCAGAGGCACAAGCCACGGCTTCTAAAGCTATGACTGCCATAACAGAAGTATTGGAGAAACCATGAAAGTCAGAGACATACGCAAGCGTAGAGCCAAGAGCAAGTACCAATCAAATGGTTCTTTCAGCTTCTTACGCCTAAGTCAGACCAAGCGTTGCCGTACCTACGAGGAGGGATGCTTTATCTGTGACCCATGGCACTTCTACGACACGCACAAGCGTTTCCCCACATGGCACGAACTGATGGATGAAGGAGTCCTCAAATGAAGTATTACCCAATGGTATGGATACTGTGGTGTAACTATCTCGATGAGCAAGGCAGTGACAATAGGATTATGGAATTGTTTGCTCACAAGATAGATGCAGAGGCATTCATGCGTGAATGCAAAAAAGAAGATGACCCACTGAGGCTCTACTGGATACAAGAAAAGGAGGTGATTACATGAAAAACCACAAGCCTCATTGCCGTAACTGCGATGAACAGTACTCCACGGAACGGTGGAAGCTTGGTTACAAGCATTGCATGCCATGTGGAGAGAAACTCTCCAAGGAAGCAGTGCGTACAGTTGTGCCTATGCACAAGAGTAACTACATGATGATCACCGACATGGCTGATCTCAAGGGTATCAACAACAAGGGAGGGTTTCACAGATGAATGAGAAAACATTTATGTGCCTAGTGCAGGTACTGGATAAGTGCAAGCGTTGGGGCTACACCGATGTGTGGATGAACACGGTCACACCCCATACACCTGCATACTGGTCAGGCGGTCACATGGTTGCCTCGCCTCCGTCTAGGCGTAATGGCAGTAGCCCTGCGATATGGAGTCTATCTTACGACCCACTGGAACGTGAGGTTCTAGGTAGAGGGGGTTGCGGTAACGCAATGGGTGAGAAGGCAGATCAGATGCAGTTTTACACTTTGGATAAATACATTCCTCCCTCACACTACATGCTAGTGGGTGGAGATTGGTTATTAGAAGGAGAAGATGATGGGCTATAGATCAGATGTGGCGTACACGATTCGGTTCACCGATGACCACGACACGAACAACGAGCAATCGTTTTATACATTCTTATTGGAGGCAAAGGCTAACCCCCAGTGCCAGATCGCCCTTGCGGAGGTGGAGATCAACCATAAGGAGAAGGCGTTCTACTACTCTGCAAGAGATGTGAAGTGGTACGAGAACTACCCCGATGTGATGAGCCACATGGCGTTGTTGCACCAAGCGGAGGATTGGGCTAAGCAAGTGAGTGAGGGAAAACTTGCTTGCACGATAGGTTCGATGTTTCTACGTGCGGGCGAGGAAACGAACGACACCGAAGAACGCTATCACGGTGACTACGACCACGACTGGATGCACATGAGCAGACAAGTTATCACAGACTGGACGTAGAAAAAAGTTGAGTAAACCCCTTGACTCAGAGGTCAAGTTGTGTTATACTTATAGCTAGTGGGGAGAGTTTTTTAACTACCCCGCTACTTAGCGACCCACGCATCAGTGGGATTTATTTTCAACCAAAGGAGAGCGTAATGGAATTACACAAACCCGATCACCTCATAAGCCTTGCCTCATCAGCAGTCCTCGTGAGCGTGGATGTCAATGTATGGTCAGCGACAAAGCAAGACCGAGTTATCAGCAATGAAGTTACTGCATCAAAGAATGCAGACAAGAGCGCGGGGCGCTACGTCAAGAACCTCTTGGCAGATCACCCACGTCACAAGGCAATCGTCAACTATCGTCAGACTATCTATAACTGGGTCAAGCGCAGGACTTATAGATGGAACAACTCACAGGACTTGTTGCCGTCTGTGGATATGCCCAAGTTCAAGCAAGAGTATCACGGTCATCAGGCGGCATTCAATACCCTGCTTGGTGACTTCATCCTTGCCTACGATAGCATTGTCTCGGACATGGCGTTCAAGCAAGGCGATATGTTCGACCGCAATGACTACCCCGCTAAAGAGCAACTGGTATCTAAGTTTGGTGTCCAACTCTTTGTATCGGAAGTTCCCATGTCAGATTTCAGATGTGGTATTGCGTCAGACATCGCAGAA